TTATTTGCGGCGCTTGTAACACTCAGCCGGAAGGTCTTTCGACCATGGCATAAGTGGTTCTAACTCTTTTTCGTCTATACTTCCATCGGCACGAACAACCTGTGTCAGCTCTGTCAACAAATGTTTCATGTAATAGTAGACATTCAGGCCATTCGCCCGGGCGGTCTCCGTAACACTGTAAATGATTGCACTGGCATCAGCTCCTCGTACCGTATTGATGGTCATCCAGTTTTTACGGCCAATCGTGAAAGTTCTCAGCGCACGTTCGCTGGCCAGGTTATCAATCGGTACTTCTCCATCTGACAGGAATACTTTCAGATATGCTTCCTGATTCAGGCAATAGTTGATGCCTTTGGCTGTTTCACTCTTTGGAAGCACCGACCGGTCCGCCTGTATCTTTCGGAGCCAGGCAAAGAATTCTTCAACCAGAGGCTTGATGGAAGCCTGCCGCTCATTTAAGCGTTCTTCTGGAGTCAGTTCCTTTAAAGCTCCTTCCAGGTCATAAATGGCACCAATTCGTACCAGTGCTTTATACGCAACAGACGCCTCGACCGCTTCTGGATTACTTTTTCCAATTGCCTTAATCGCATTTGTGAAGTGGCGCCTTGCGTGAGCCATGCAATTCGCATTCTTCACACCAGCAAGATCCCGCTCCAGCTTATGATACTGTTCCAGGCCATCAGTCACAAGAACACCGTCAAAGTCCTTATAATACGCTTTCGGATGATCGCTGTGTCGTGTCTTCTGGTATTCATACACAATGATTGGAGGCACAAGACTTAACTCTCCAGTGATGTGAACCCACATATAGCTTTTACTGCCTGCAGGTCTGCCGTCATGAATTACATCTACAGGTGTTTCATCACTCTGATTTACATGCGCTTCCAGCTGACGTTTCCTCATGAAATCACACACTGGCAATAAATAGCGTTCAGCTGTCCACACCGTCCAGTTCGACATCGTCTGTTTGGACAGATTCAGACCGTTTGCCTGGAAGTCTCTGGAAATACGGTCAAGCGGATTGCTGTTTACATACTTGGCGTTGATGATTGCGGCTTCAAGAGAAGGAGTAGCAATGCTTCCCCTGAACATCGTTTCCGGGTGATCACCACGAAGAAATTCATCCTGATGCGCACCATCTGTTCCAACATACACTTTTATGATGTGTTTTTCAGCAGTCCATTTGGCCGGTTCGAAACGAAGCTGCCAGAAAATCTCATCCGGCATACTTTTCCAGTTTTCTTCACCGAAAGCCTCATTCAGTTCCTGTTCCGGTATATCATGAAGGATTACTTCCTGTGGAAAATCCTTCAGGTCTTCTTCACGCTGGCCTTTTTTCTTAGGCTTTCGCGGTACCTTTCTGGATGAATCAATGACCTCTTCCACAGTCGGTTCCTTGGCTGTTCCATCATAATTCGCTTCTGCCTCATTAAAAAAAGAAAGCTGGCCTGCGATATCATCCAGTTTTTCCGTATGGCGACCGAATCGCTGCTGATTTGCCAGCCGGATCTGCTCTACGAGGTTTTCATAGTTCTGTTCCAGTCGGTCAAGCCGGTCCTGCATCTGGTAGATGACATCGTCCTTGGTTTTATGATCCATCTTGTTCAGTTCATCTGGAGTGAATTTTTTGCACATGATATCCGCCTTTCTTACTAACGGTAGTATAGCAGAAATCTGTGACAAATGCGAATCAGCCTTCAGGTCGAGTTCGTCATTTTTTCCTGCCACGAAAGTCATCAGAATTCGTATGTCAGCCTTTGGAAATATAGGGTTTTCAAGGTGCAATTGCATCGTTCCTGCCTGATAGCAGGCGAACGAATTGTTCTGATCCGGTCATCCATTGTAAACGACAGCTGTTTTTTTCAGCACCAAAACAGAAAATATATTTTCTCTGTTTTGTACAAATGTTTCAATAGATATTTTTCGGATCGACATCTTTGATTTTGGGATCCAGGGGATTTAAACCCATCATAAGATACTTGTACTGCTCTTCGGTAAGATCTGCGGCTTCCTGTATGTTTCTTGGCCAGGATAACCGTCCTGCTTCAAAGCGTTTATATAGAAGCAGGAATCCTGTTCCCATCCACAAGAGCCCTTTGCACCGATCGGAACGCTTCCCGCAAAACAAAAAGAGCGTTCCCTTCTCAAATGGATTTTGACCATACTTATCTCCTATAATCGTTGCCAGTCCATCAATGCCCTTTCTCAGATCAACCGTGCCGCAGGCAAGAACAACACGGCGAATACCAGCAGCATCTTCAAGCATGGGACACCTCCTGAATGATCCGGGTCAGAAGAGCATCCGAGATTTCATTGGAAATATCAATCTGTAACGTTGCCGTCCGAATCGTTGCAACAGGTTTGTCGGAAACCATGTACGTATTTGTTTCCGCAGAAGTGTGGCATGGAATTTCAACAAAAGACAGTTCTGTTTTCTCGGTCACGGCAGGAACGGAAGAGTTTCCCTTCATTTCTTCATACGCCTGTTTCCGGAACCGTCGCTGCCAGTGATAATAGCTTTGTTCGCAGATGCCATTCTCATCCATCCAGCTTTTGGCTGACTGGCCTGCTGGTCTTTGCCCACAGGCCTGAATGATCTTCTTCCAGTACTCTGCACGGACTTCATGAGTACACTGATCCATAGTGTTTAGTCCTCCCTTGAAAAAATCTATTGTTTTTCTCAAGTATGCACTAAAAATGGATTTAGTGAAAGGCGAGTGGTTTGACCTTTACGGTTATAAAGTGGGATAAGACGGCAACGAAAAGCCACTTATACACGGTAGATACGGCATTGCAGGAAAGTAAAGAATTGCTGCGGCTGGCGCATGATTTGAAATATAGCGCCATGAACGCACGGCACTACGGCGAGAGCTGCCGCAAGCTGAAAGAAATAGGCGTTATGCTGGGCGAACTGATAGAAGAGGTAAAGACCAGAAAATAGCAGGATATGGGGCAGCTGCTTACTTACAGCCTCTGGCGGCGCTGATAGCGGGCGGCAACTGGAACAATGGGGCGAATTGCGGCGCTCGTGCCGTGAATTGCAACAACTACCCGTGGAATGTCAATACGAACATTGGCGCTCGTGGGGCGTGTGACTTAGTGAGAACATTACAGGCACAGAGTTCTACGGAATACTGGCAAGGACTTAGAAAGGGATAAGACCGAGTGTTTAATATCCTATAGTCAGAGCGGCTGTCCCGCCGTGAGGCAAAGAGAAAAAATACGGCTGCTGGTTAGTAGCTACGGCGAAAGGCAGGAGCTTAATACTTGAAGAGAGTAGGATACATTACCGATAAGGACGGGCGGCGCATTACGCTTTTAGCGGCTATGGGCGACTATGGAAACGTACAGAAAGCCTATAACAAAGCCAGAAAGTGCAAGCGCCATAGAAAAGACGTACTGATTTTTACGAAAGACAAAGAGGAAAACTTAGACAAGGTGCGGGAAGATATTCTAAACCTTGCCTATGAGCCGAGCGAATACCATTACTTTAAGGTGTACGAACCGAAAGAGCGGCAGATAATGGCGCTGCCGTTTTATGACAGGGTGGTACAGCACGCCATAAACAACGTGTTAGAGCCTATATTTGATAAGCGGTTTATATCGCAGTCTTACGCCTGCCGGAAAGGTAAAGGTATGCACGCTGCATCTGATACATTAAAAGAGTGGCTGTATGAGTGGAACAAATACCACCCAGACCAGCCGCTTTATGCTATCAAGGCAGACATACACCATTATTTCCAGAGCATAGACCATGCGATATTAAAGGCTGAAATACGTAAGGTTATAAAAGACGCTGGGGTACTGGCATTGCTGGACAGGATAATAGACCACAACGGCAATATGCCGGACGGCGTAGGGATACCAGTAGGAAACCTTACCAGTCAGTTATTTGCAAATATCTATCTGGACGCATTAGACCAGTTTATTAAGCATGAGCTGGGCGTAGATGCGTACATACGCTATATGGACGACTTTGTAATATTAAGCCCAGACAAGGAACAGCTGCGCAGCTGGCTTGCACAGATAGAGCAATTTTTACGGGAAGAGCTTAAGTTAGAGTTTAACCCGAAAACTACCATACTGGCAGCAAAGAACGGTATAGACTTTGTAGGCTATAAACACAGGGCAACGCACAGGAAAGTACGAAAGGACAGCATAAAGCGCATAAAGCGTACTATCAAGAAGTGCGAGAGCGGGAAAATCACAAAGGAGCAGTTACAAAAGAGTATACAGAGCTGGACGGGACACGCAGGACACGCAGACAGCTATAACCTACGAAAGAAAATAGAAACGCTGGCAGAGGCAGCCATAGAAAAGGCTGCTTAAGCGGCAAAATGCAGGAGCGAGTACATGAGTAGCAATTTATTAAGGGTGGTACAGGAGCAACAGGAAACCATAGAAAAGCAAAGCAGGCTTATTGCTGATTTAATAGCCACTCTGGAAAGCTGGGAGCAGACAGCGGGCTACGACGGCGCAGAGCTGAAAGAGCGGGCAGAAAATTTGCAATTAAGAGAAAGGCAGGATTTATGAACATGACTATTACAGAATTTATTGAGGCGGCGGCACATAACAAAATTATCCAGCTGGTAGTATTGGCGATTGTGTGCGACACGGTTTTTGGCGTGCTGCGTGCAATCAAAGAGAAGAAATTTAACAGCTGCGCAGGCATTGACGGGGCTATCAGAAAAGTAGGTATGCTTATTTCTCTGGTATTCATGCTGGCAATCGACGTACTGATTAAGATTAACTTAATCGGATTTATACCGGAGCAGGCACGTACATATTTAGGGCTTGATACCGTGGGTGTGGCTGAATTTTTCGCACTGCTTTACATTGCCTATGAGGTAGTGAGCATTTTTAAGAATATGGCATTATGTGGGCTGCCCGTAAAAAAGGTATGGGAAAAGGTGCGGGAGTTTCTGGCGAAGTATACGGACGAACTGCCGGACACAGACGAACTGGACGGGGACAGCACCACAGGCAACGTAGAGGAACACAGGACACAGGAAAGATAAGGATATAGCAACAAAGAGCGCTTGCGGGACACCGCAGGCGCTTATTTTGTATGCGGAAAGGCGGGAAATATGAACATTAACAGAAAGATAAGTAAGTACAATTTCAATAAGGGCAGCGTTTCAAGAATTAAGTATATTGTTATCCATTATGTAGGCGCACTGGGCGGCGCAGAGGACAACTGCCGATATTATGGCGGCGGCAATAGAAATGCGTCGGCGCATTACTTTGTAGGATTTAACGGCGAGGTATGGCAGTGCGTAGAGGACGCTAATATAGCGTGGCATTGCGGAGCGTCGAGCTATAAGCACGCAGAGTGCAGAAATTCCAACAGTATCGGTATTGAGTTGTGCGTGAGAAAGAAAAATACAAAGAATTTGGGCGCTACAGATAAAGATTGGTATTTTGAGGACGCAACAGTAGAGGCAGCGGCAGAACTTACCCGTTACCTTATGAATTTGTACGGCGTGCCTGCATCTCATGTAATCAGACATTACGACGTAACAGGTAAAATCTGCCCTAACCCGTATGTATATAACACCAGCGCCCACACATGGGACGAGTTTAAGCGTAAAATCAGCGGACAGGCAGAAACATCGCAGGGCGGCAATGAAAAAACAATCTGGGATTTTCTTACAGGCAAGGGCTTAAATGCTTATGCCGTGGCTGGTATTATGGGTAATCTGTACGCTGAAAGCGGGCTTATGCCGAACAACTTACAGAATACCTATAACAATAAGCTGGGTAAAACGGACGCAGAATATACAGCGGCGGTGGACAATGGCAACTACGGTAATTTTGTAAAGGACAGTGCAGGCTACGGGCTGGCACAGTGGACATATTGGAGCAGAAAGCAGGCGCTGCTTAATCATGCAAAACAGGCGGGCGTATCCATTGCAGACCTTAATATGCAGCTGGGCTTTTTATGGGAAGAATTGCAGGGATACACAGCAGTAATGGACGCACTGAAAAAGGCGGGCAGCGTGCGTGCTGCATCTGATGCCGTTCTTACTGGATATGAAAAGCCAGCAGACCAGAGCGAAACAGTAAAGAAAAAGCGTGCAGAGTACGGCGAGGGATACTATAAAAAGTATGCAGCAGGAAACGGCACAAAGTATTACAGAGTGCGCAAGAGCTGGACGGACGCAGCAAGCCAGCTGGGGGCGTTTACGTCGTTGGAAAATGCAAAGAGCGCTTGCAAGGCGGGTTATACTGTATATGATGATAACGGCAAGGCGGTATATACCGCAGCGGGGCAGCAGGCAAGCGCAGGCGTTCCGTTTAGCGTACAGGTAGATATTTTAGACCTTAATATCAGAACGGGAGCAGGCACGAACTATGCAAAGACGGGAGAAACCACAGGAAAGGGAGTATTTACCATTGTGGAAGTGAAAGCCGGACAGGGCGCAAGCGCTGGCTGGGGACGCTTGAAGAGTGGCGCAGGCTGGATTAGCTTGGACTATGCCACAAGATTAGCTTAAGTTTTTGAGGGCGGGCGGTTTGCTGTCTGCCCTCTATTTTTTTACAATTTTATAGGATTTTCTGCATAAAAGCGTTGACAATATACCAAAGTTGGTATATAATAAAATCATGGAAAGGAGATAAGACAAATAAGAGGCAAAGCCACTGGAAAGGAGAAACGGCACAATGGGTAAGAAAAAGAAACAAAAGAAAAAGCCTATCGAATGGCGAGACCTGACAATCAACGCATTGATAGACTTAATCATAGGCATAATACTTATCATAATCGGTAAGTACATAGGTTAGGGCGAAAGCCCTAACCGACAGGCGGGCGATAAGCCCGCCGCCTATAAAAAATATAACACAAACCCACAGCCGAGTAAAGAGTATGCTTTTGAAATTAGGAGTATTTTTAGTAGTAGTAGGACTGGTAAAGTTGCTTATTGCTTTCGTTTTGAGAGCAAAGGAAAAGAGAGGTAAGGCATGAACTTAGGCGAGAACATAAGGAAAGCACGAAAAGCGGCGGGCGTTTCACAGTCAGAACTTGCGGAACGCCTGCAAGTCCACCAGAAAGATATAAGCAGGTGGGAGAATGGGGCGCACGCACCGACAATAGAAATGTTTGCGAAAATATGCAGAGAGCTTAACGCCTCTGCTGATGAAATTTTAGAATTGAAGTAGATACGAAAGCGAGGGCTTACTATGACAAAGAAAAAGGTAATTTTAGTGGCAGCGGCTGCATTATTTGCAGTAAGCGGTTTAACAGCGCTGCCGTCTGGAAATATAACAGGTGGGGTGGGCTGCATTGTGGTTGCGGCAGTATGCGCCTATTTTGGACTGAAAAAGAAAAGCGCAGGAAAAGAGAACGAAAACAGAACGCCTGCGCCTGCCGCTGCATCTGGTGGCAGAGTTTTAGATACAATCAGAACGAAAGTAGTAGGCGTGACGTTCAATAATGAGGACGGAGAAAACAGGCAGGATATTTTAAGCAGAATGTCCGGCAGTGAAGATATTACAGTAGAAAAGTATACATACAACGGAGAGCCTGCCGCATACGTAAAGTGGGGCGATAAGGTAATAGGCAATCTATCGGCAGAGCTGGCGGGGGACTTAGCGAGAAAGTACCCGAAAGCCCGCTACACCGCAGAAATACTGGAAATTTCTGGGGGGGGGTACAGACGTTCGGGTGCAATATAG